AAATAAATTATCATAATTTACTTTTGTTGATGCTTATTCATTTAGCGAATATTATAGTGATTATTTATTAAATAAATAATTTTAATTTTTATCAAAAAATAGCGTTTTTTTGATAAAAATTATCGATAAGGTAATGTATTTTAGTTTCTTTTAGAAACATATACATAAGAACATTGTTCTTATTATACTTGAGAAATCATCAGAGGTTAACTTTCTCCATCCCCATTATATTATTAATTAATATTGTCTTTATATGTAATTCAATTACTATTCATTTTTTATTAAATAGATTATGATTGAAATATATTTAAATTAAATATATTTCTAACATTATGATGTATAAATGATGTAAAATATTTAATTGGAATATGCCGTTCCGGCCATCCCCGACATAACCCTAAGCACGTTATAGTTCTGAGTGTATATATTTACTAAACCATTAACAGGGGTTCCCGTATCAACCTGTAGTGTAGCATTATCAATGCGTGAAAAATTACAGGTTCCGGTAGGTTGATGATCTTCAGCTTTAAGAGCAAAAGAGTATACATTAATACCATCAGCAGGTGTATTGGAAAAATGTTGTGAAGGTTGTACGTAGTTAAAGTAGTTTCCATCTCTTGTTTGGAAACGATCGTGACCATTTAGTTGAAGTTTAGCATATGTACAAACATTGTCACTTCCATCTAGGTTGTTTCCATAATTAAATAAATTGGAGACGGAATATAAAAATTGTTCTATAAAACTCTTTGTAGCACCGGTTAAGCCTGATTGTACAACATTCGATATATCACTCAAAGTTAAGTTATTTTTCGTTACAATCATATTATCAAGAATTTTTAAATCTGAAATGGGACCAATAGTACCAAGATTAGAACCAAGACCAGTTGTAACGGCGTTAGTTGGAGCTTGTGCGATAAATTTAACATTTATCTTGTCTAATAGGCTTTTCGTTAATGACGAGTTAGAAAATAATTGTGGTAGCGTGGGTGCAGCAGTAAAATCACACAGTTCACCCTCTTCTACTGTGGCATCTACATATGTTACATAACTATTTGTTGTAACGTCGAAATTTTTAGATGTAACACATGCTAGAATTTTTGCAAATCTATCACGTGCTGCATCCCAATTTCCGTCTGATGCATATGCGAGCCATTTATTATTAGTATTAGAATATTTGTCAAGATGATGCGCCCATATTAAATATTTAGATGGATGATTAAAATTTAAACGATATTTGCTTGAAGTACTCGTTATACTTTCAGAACCTGTAAATTGAAGTTGTTCAATTAGATATTCGTGAGATGCTTGAGCAAATCGTTTACGTTCTTCAGAATCTAAATAAACATAATCAATTAAAAGATAAGAATCAGACATTAATTGACTTAATACTGGAGCAGTAGAACCAATATAATTGATACATTGTGTAGCATTACGATACTGAAGTGTAACACGAACATCATGATATTGAAGAGCAATTAATGGTAATGCTAAACCGTTATTACGGTTGAACCAAAATTGAAGTGGGATATACATTTGGTATCCGTTGAATGGTTGCGAATCAACAGTAGTTAATTCAGGAACATCACCGATCATTTTTGCATAACCTCGTGTTTGTCCAGTTTTATGAGTTAATTCATACCAAATATTAAGCCAATCCCCATATTGTTCATCAATTTTAGACCCCCCGATTTCAATTTTAACAGTTTCAATTAATGCATGACCTAGTCTATTAACAAATCCCCATTCAACAGTACTGTGTTTTTGTGGATTTAATTTAACAACAACATACATATTGGTAATTAAATCACCGTTACGATTGATGTTGCAGGTAACAGTGCGACCAAAATCTGCAGCACCGTTCCAAGTCTGTTGAATAGGCTCAACAGAAAAGTTAGTATGACGTCTATAGACGACTTTGAAAAAAGTAATTTGTGGATTACCAGAAAGGTAAACATCCTGTGCTCCGTAAGCGACGAGTTGCATTAAACCACCACCCATATTTTATATATATTTATGACTAGAAAATTTTTTTTTTAAAATTAATTTTTCGTAAAAAACACTTTTATAGATTTTTAATTTATATTTTCTAAATGTTTTTTCTTAATTTTTAAATAATAATTGAAAAATCTATATATTTTTATAAAATATCAAATAAATTTTATAAATCATTTTTTATTTTTATAATTTCTATATATTTATTTAAAGTCATTTTAATATTTATCATATATAATCATGTTAGATACAAAAGATTCTGATGGTCCGTCGAAATATAAAAAAAATAAACAAGCGTCTTTAAAAGAATCAAATACATTAGACAATAAACATAGACAAATGGTTAAATATTTCAATGATAAAAAAACTGAAAATCCAGATTTAGTTAACCAAATTAATAGCATAATAAATGAAATTAATACAATGGATGAACGCCGTGATAGTTTTACATTGTTAGATATTAAAACTAGAGCAAATTTATTAGATAAAAAAGATAAATTAGAAACAGAATATAATAGTATCAAGTCAAATTTTGATGAAATGGATTATTATGATAATGCTGGAGATTTAATATCTGATTATTATGAAATGAGAGATAAAAAAGAACATGTTGTTAAAGAAACAAAAAATATAATGCAATTTTTATGTAATAAAAAAGAAAAACAAAATTTGAATGCTATAAATAAAGATGTTAAACCTGTAAATAGAGCAGGATTATTCGAAAAATACTGTCAAAGAGTTGAAGGCATACGGGTAGTTCACGATGATGGATCAAATAGAATTAAATATTGTGAAGAATGTAATATTGAAAAAATATTAGATATGTCAGAAAGTGCATATATATGCCCGTGTTGTGGAGATAGTGAAACAATTATATTAGATGAAGATAGACAAATAAAAGATTATAGCCCATATAGGCGATTAAATCATTTTCGTGAATGGCTTAACCAATTTCAAGCTAAACAAAGCCCAGACATTCCTGAACAAGTATTTGTTGATATTGTTAAAGAACTTAATAAAAAACGTATAACAGATTTATCAATATTAAATAAATATAAAATGAAGATTATTTTAAAGAAACTAAACTATAATATTTATTATGAACACGTCGCATATATTATTAATAAATTAAATAACTTACCACCGCCTAAAATTACACGAGATATGGAAAAACTATTTATATCAATGTTTTTTAAGATACAAGAACCGTGGGAAATGTTTAAACAAGTTGATCGTAAAAATTTTTTATCATATTCGTATGTACTTCATAAATTTTGCGAATTACTAGAATTAGATCATTTATTCGAATGTTTTCCATTACATAAAGATCCTGATAAAATAATGGAAAATGATCAAATATGGGAAAAAATATGCAAGCATTTAAAATGGGAGTACATTAGTTCATTTAAATAATTAAAACGAATGTTTAGACATATGTCTAAATGAATACTCTATTGTTTAGACATATGTCTAAATGAATACTCTATTGTTTAGACATATGTCTAAATGAATACTCTATTTGTTTAGACATATGTCTAAATGAATACTCTATTGTTTAGACATATGTCTAAATGAATACTCTATTGTTTAGACATATGTCTAAATGAATACTCTATTGTTTAGACGCGCAAAGCAAGTCAAACTAAAAGTTTTTGATAAGGTATGATTAATACCTAATATAATTATATGAATAGTATTTTATATAATATTACTTTAATTATTTTATGTTGTGGAATAATATTAATGACAATTTATATAACTAATGAAACAATTAATCGAGATTATTTAACAATTAATAGTTTACAATCATGTGATGAAACAATCAATAAAGAATTAAAAAATAATAGTTTACTAACTGGTGATGAAACAATCAATCAACAAGATTTAAAAAATAATAGTTTACTAACAGGAGACGAAACAATATATGATTTAAAACCGAGTAATATATACAGTAAAATGTTTTCAAATTCATCAGTTTGGTTTGGTTATAGTGATTTTGATGAAAAAGATATTACAGACAAGATTTACGTAAAGTCAACTTAAAGTATTTAATAAATTTGACATAAAGAATTATTATATATATTATATAATGTCAAAAGTAGATTATTTAACTGAAGATACTCTTTTACCGAAAGATCAAAAATTTATTTGTATGAGTTTTTTAACTGATAAAGATAATAAAACATCATTATCAGGTATTAAACTAAGAGGTGCGTTTAATACATATGATGAGGCGTGTGAACATGCAAAAAAACTGCAATCAATTGATCAATATTTTAACGTATTTGTTGGTGAAATGGGAAAGTGGTTACCGTTTGATCCTAACCCTGATTCCGAGGTTGTTAAAGATTCACAATATGCAAATACTGAGTTAAATACAATGATGAAAACATATCTTGAAAATCAAGAAAAAGCCAAAGTTTTTCACGAACAACGTAAACAAGAACTTATTCGTCAAAATGTTTTGGATAATCTTCAAACCCGTAAAGATACTTTACAAACTTTGGAGAATGAATTAGATACTTGTATTGATAAAAATTCAGTAGAACAAACCATGAAAACAATTGAAGAAGAAATTAAGAAAATGGAAGATCGTAAATTAGAATTAGATAGTCAAATAGAAAAATTAGCTTCTCAGACTAAATCATTTAATGTTAGCACTACTTTATAAAATTATAAAATTATAAACTGGGGATGGAGAAAGTTAACATCTGATGATTTCTCAATCAAAACACAATACCTTATCGATAATTTTTATCAAAAATACACTATTTTTTGATAAAAATTAAAATTATTTATTTAATATTTTCCATTTA